AAGCCCCGCACCGTGCCTCATGGCGCATTCCATGAGGAGCGAACCAAGCGCAAGGCGCTGGAACAGGAGTTCAACAAGAAGCAGGTAGAATGGGCCGCTGAGAAGGCCCGCATTGACGAGCGTCTGAACCTGCTCATGCAGGCGGTGCAGACCCCCGCCGCCCAGCAGCAGGACGCCGCGCCCCCAAGCATTGAAGAGGACCCGCTCGGCTACATCAAGTGGCAGGCAGAGCAGACTGAGAAGCGGTTCAAGGAGCTTGAAGAGCGGGGCAACAAGACTGCCCAACTGACCGAGCAGCAGGTTGCTGAGCATCAGTTGCAGCAGGCGTATCTGGCAGACGCCCAGGCATTTATGCAGCAGAATCCTGACCTGGCCAACGCTTACCAGTTTCTGCTTCAGGGACGCGACGACGAATATGCTGCAATGGGCGTGACTGACCCTGCCGAGCGCCGCCGCATGGTTGTGGCCGAGGAACGCTCGCTGGTTCAGAGCGCCATAAAGGCCGGTGTTTCGCCGACTGCGCGGCTGTACCAGCTTGCCATGGCCCGTGGCTACCGGAAGGCTGAACCGCAGGCCGATGCTGCCAAGCAGGATCAGGCTGAAAAGCAGTTCGCTGCGGCGGACAAGGGCGTTGCCGAGGTCGCGGCTCTTCTCAAGGGCGAGGCGGACAAGATCGACAACATCAACAAGGGCCAGTCGGCGGCGAAATCGCTGTCGGCGGCTTCCGGTTCATCCGGCAATTCACTCAGTGCTGAGGCCCTGGCCAACATGAGCGAGGAAGAGTTCATGGCCATGACCGCCAAGCTGAGCAAGCACCAGATGCGCGCCCTGATGGGCGGCTAACAGAACTATCTTCGTCCGGCGCACGTCACGCGCCCGCCCGCGATGCGTCAATCGCTCCGGCCTGATCAACCGTCATCCTGATCACGTTGCGCGCCCCAACCCATAGAGGCGCTTCGTTCGCTCCGAACGTCATCGGCGGCACTCCCCCAACAACGTTTTCGAGATTGAGGATACAAATCCAATGGCTACTACGTCCTTTGGCGTTAAATCTCAGCGCCTTGCGTAGTTTACTGAAGCCATGATTGTTCTTTGCCGGGTTTGTGGGAAAGAAGCCCTGAACTCTAGGCAATCCGGAAGACTATGTGTCGATTGCTATAAGGACTATCTGCGCGAATATCGTAAGAAAAATTATGATATTCTGACCCAGAAGAGCCGAGAAAAGCACCGCGCAAAGCGACAGGACGCTACTTTTGTAGAATCCGAGCGTGAGCGCGGTCGCAACTACTGGAAGCGGCTTCGACACGAGGCAATCATGGCGTATGGCGGGTATATATGTGCCTGCTGTGGTGAGACAGAGCCACGATTTTTGACTATCGACCACATCAACAACGATGGGGCAGCTCATCGAAAGACCCTAAAGAATAGGGGGGCGTCGATTTTCAAGTGGCTCAAGGACAATGGATATCCAGAAGGATTCCAAATCCTGTGCATGAACTGCAACCACGGCAAGGCTCATAACGGTGGAATTTGCCCGCACCAAACTACGCAACAAAACCGCGTGAATTCAGGGGAAGCCCAGACCGGGTAATCCTGAGCCAAGGTCCAAATCCGATTTGGACAAGGTGCAACGACTATCCCGAAAGGGAGTACGGCCAAGTGGCCGGAAGCGCGCGGGCCTCAATCAGTAGAGGCATGATATAGTCTGGTCTGCATGGGAACATGCAGCAGCCCGTAAGGGCGGCTTTGGTTTAACGAGCCAAGGCGAACATCACGTAACGACGCCATGGCCGTGAAGCTGTGGTCCTCGTCGTTGGCGGTTGAGGCCTTGAAGGCAACCGAGGTTGCCCCCCTCATCGGTGACGACGACAATTCGATCATCCAGATGAAGACGGAAACCAAGAAAGGTTCCGGCGACACTGTGACGTTCGGGTTGCGGATGCAGCTCAACGGCGACGGCTTCACTGAGAATGAACTGGCGGAAGGTAACGGAGAGGCGCTGACTCTCTATTCCGACTCCGTGGCGCTCAACGAGCTTGGCCACGTTGCCGGCGTCAAGTCGAAGAATACGATCGATGCGCAGCGCGTTCCGTTCGATATCCGTGAGCAGGCCCGCAATGGTCTGGCGGATTGGTACGCAAAGCGTTTCTCTGTCTCGTTCTTCCGGCATGCGTGCGGGTACAACGTGTCTGGCGGCTCTACCAAGTATAGCGGTCTGAATGCGGTTGCGGCCCCGTCCGCCAGCCGTATTGTCCGCGCTGCTGGTGCGGCCAACGATCAGTCGCTGACCTCGGCTGATACCTTCACCCTCGATCTGATCGACAAGGCGAAGGAACTGGCCGTCACGGCTGATCCGCAGATCCGCCCCGTCCTTGTGGGTTCCGACAAGTTCTATGTCGTGTACCTGCATCCGACGCAGGTGACTTCTCTGCGCACCAACACCAGCACTGGTCAGTGGCTGGATATCACCAAGGCCGCGATGGCTGGCATGGATTCGTCCAAGTCCCCCATCTTCACCGGCGCGCTTGGCATCTACAACAAGTGCGTGCTTCGCGAAGCCCACGATGTGACCCCCGGCCTCAACTCCGGTTCGCTCGTGGACGTTGCGAACACCCGCCGTGCTGTTCTGCTCGGTGCTCAGGCTGTGACCATGGCCTTTGGCCAGGATAACGGCCCGCGCAAGTTCCGCTGGAACGAGGAGCTCTACGATCACAAGCGTCGGCTCGAGGTTTCGGTCTGGTCGATCTTTGGAATGAAGAAGACTCGCTTCAATTCCACGGACTTCGGCACGGTCGTGATCCCGACCTATGCGGCTCCGGCAGCGTAAGGGAGGAACCAGAAAATGGCTACCAACACTCCCGGCACGACCGCCCGCAAGCTGTCCACGCAGCAGGTCCACTATCTCGCCAAGACGATCTCGTATACCTCGCCGGGTGGCGGTGTGGTCGGCGTTCTGCCGGCCGGCTCCATCATTCAGCGCGGCATCACGCACGTCTGGACGGGCTTCAACGACACGACTGCCGACGATATCAACGTCGGCATCGCTGGTGAGGCTGACCGCTATGTGTCTGCGCTGGACGCAAATGCCGCGGCCTCCACGGCATTCGATGATCTGGCCAACGCTAATCAGCGGGTGACCTCCGACCAGAAGGTTCTTTGGGCCTTCAATGCGGCGGCTACCGGCGACGGTTCGACTGGTGAGGCCACCATCGTCATCGAGTACGTCCTCGAAGAGTAACGCGACAGGGGCGGGGTCTTGTATCCCGCCCCTTCTTCCTTCCACGGTCGCCACTGTGCGGCCTTTTCAGTATGAGGAGGCCACACAATGGCTACTGGACATCATACGCTGCACCAGAACGAGGTGGGACACTTTGAATCCCTCGTCGTTGGCGGCAGCCCCCTTGTTGTGAAATACGGCCAACACACGACTGTTGCGGCCAGCGATACCGTCGTGACCGGACTGGCGACGGTTGTTGCCGTCATCGCGTCACTCGACAGCGATCCGACCGATAACCCGTTTATGGTATCGGCCTCGATCGGCAACCAGTCTGGCGCTCCGGCTGCCGGGTCCATTCTGCTCAAGACATGGCAGAACACGTCTGGGTCCGACCCGACGCCGACCGCCGCGACGACCTTCTCAAAGGTTGTCAACTGGGTCGCGATCGGTACGGTTTAAGGACCGGCTACCATGGCCACGCTTGCAACCATGAGGGCCAGAATCGCGGATGACCTCATCCGTGATGACCTGACCCCACAGATTGCAAGCGCGATCACGACCGCGATCTCTGTCTATCAGAGCGAGCGCTTCCTGTTCAACGAGTCTCGGGATGTGTGGTTTCCGACCGTAGCTAGTCAGGAATTCTACACCGCAGCGGACAATCCGCACATCCCGAACCTGATGGCCATCGATTATGCGAAGTGCATCGCAAATCCGGTGGTGACGGACCTGTCCCGCCGTGATCCGAGCGAGCTTGAAACGCTGTCGCAGTCTGGTACGCAGGGCGGCGAGCCGTATGCCTACGCCTACTATGACCGCAAGATCAGGCTCTATCCCATCCCGACCTCCAATGCGTGGAACATCCGTCTCGGCGCACATATCACGGTGGCTGCTCCGGCAACAGACACTGAGGCCAACAATCCGTGGATGACGGATGCGGAACTGCTGATCAGGTCCCGCGCCAAGTATGAGCTTGCCGTTCACGTCCTGAAGGATGGCGATCTGGAATCCAAGATGGTGATGGCCGAAAAGCGGGAGTTTGACCGCCTGAAGGGCCGCACCAACAAGCTTGTCAGCGGCGGCCGTGTCCGCGCCATGAATCTATAACCCATGGCAACGCTGCCGTTTGGGGTCTTCGCTCCTGATCTGGCGGACCTCGACACCTCGACGACTGCCAGCATTCTCAATTGCACCCCGCGTGGGGACGGCTACGGCCCGTTTCAGGACTTTGCCGCCTTCACCGCTGGACTGCCTGATGTGTGCCGCGGCTACTTTATCGCCCGCAATAATGACGGCTCCGTTACCTGCTTCGCTGGCACGTCAACAAACCTTTACGTGCTGGACAACGGCACGCTGGACTGGAACGAGGTGTCAAAGGACGGCGCGGACTATGCCGGCCTCCCGACTGACAGCCATTGGCAGTTCGCGCAATTTAACAGCGTTGTCCTTGCGACACAGCCGAACGTGGCCTTGCAGCGCTACACGCTGGGGTCCAGTACGGAATTTGAGGATGTTGCCGGTTCACCTCCACAGGCGCGGTTCATCACGATTGTGGGCCGCTTCGTTGTTTTGTCCGGTCTGCTGAACAACCCGTTCCGTGTTCACTGGTCTGCCTTGAATGATATCACCGGATGGACGCCGGGTCTGGACTTCAGCGATTATCAGGACTTGCCTGACGGCGGGCGTGTTCTTGGCGTTGCTGGTGGCGAGTATGGCATTATCCTGCAGGAATCGGCCATTCGCCGCATGACGCAGGCCCTTGGTTCGCCGCTGATCTTCCAGATCGATCGGCTGTCCGAGGACATGGGACTCTACGCACCTTATTCGATCGTTCGGGCTGCTGATACAGTCCTGTTCCTGTCATCGCGCGGCTTTCAGCAGATTTCGCCCGGCGGATATCCAGTTCCGATTGGGAAAGAAAAGGTTGATCGAACGTTCTTCGATGATCTGGATAACGGAAACCTACAACTGCTGATCGGCGCGGCCGATCCAAAGGGAACGCGGGCCTATTGGGCCTATAAGTCGAATGACGGCACGGCCGGCCAGTTCGACAAGATGCTAGGCTATGATATCGCGCTCCAGCAATGGTTCATGATCAACCAGTCAGGCCAGTATCTCGCGACACTCGTGCAGCCTCCGCGGACCCTGGAATCGCTGGATGAGATTTCCGGCTCGCTGGATGATCTGCCGCAGTCGCTGGATGACTATTCGACCGCTGCTCTGGCGCACATTTCCAAGATGGATGAGAACAACCGGCTCGGGTTCTTCAACGGCCCGAACATGGAAGCGGTCATTGAAACTGGCGAGAAGGGTGGCAACGGTAAGCGGGCATTCGTCCGAGGTGTGCGGCCGATCACGGATGCTCCAAGCGTCTATTGCTCTGTGTCGAAGCGGGAAAACCTGCAATCGGCCATGACCTACAGTCCCGAGACTGCCATCAACATTGTCGGTAAGTGTCCGCAGCGGTCATCCGCCCGATATTCGCGGATCAGGGTCCGCATCCCTGCTGAAACGGTGTGGACCTATGCGACGGGCGTTGAGCCTGACGTTGTGCAGGAAGGTGACCGTTGAGCGCGCAGGTTCTCAACTCGGCCGAGAAAGACCCGTTCAAGATCGTTTTTGCGCTGAACCAGCTCGCAGCGGGTCGCTCCAATGCTATCGGCACGGTGACACTGGCAAGCGGACAAACATCCACGACGGTGCGGGCGCTGAATTGTGCGGCCGGGTCGGCGGTGTTCCTGTTTCCTCAGACATCGGAGGCAGCGGCAGTAGTGGCTACCACCTATGTCGGTGCAGGTGACGTGGCGAAGGAAGAATTCACGGTCAGGCATGCCAGTGCCGGAGCCGACGAAGCGTTCTGGTATCTCACGATTGGCTGACCTGGTGTTGGTCCCGCAGGAGCGGGTCGCAGGGGTGTTTCCGATTGTCCTGCCGCTGCTCAAGCCCGCGCTGGACTGGTCTGGCGAGTGTGGCGCGGCTGCCCTGCAAGACAGACTGCTGTCGGGGATATACCGGCTGTGGCTCTGTCATGAGGGTGCTGGGCCGATAGCAGCGGCTGTGACTGAGATTGTCACGACAATACGCGGCCCGGTGTGCGTGCTTGTGCTGTGCGGCGGATCGGAGCGTCACAAATGGATGGGTCTGCTTGATGAAATTGAAACCTGGGCTGCCATGCAGGGATGCAAAGAACTGCGCATCTATGGACGGCCGGGATGGACGCGCGTTCTGCCTGACTATCAGGTGGAACGCGTGGTGTTGACCAAGGACTTGACGTAATGGGCGGCGGTTCAAGCGAATCCACCACGACTTCCAGCCAATCGCGTGAGCCGTGGGCTCCGGCCATTCCGTATCTGGAACAGTTGCTGGGCAAGGTCGGCAATCAGATGGGAAATACCGGCCTCACGGGGCGGGAGAATAGCGCGCTTAATCAGCTGCAGCGTCTTTCGAACCAGCCTGTGCAGAACGTCGGCCAGATGCGCGATCTGACCCGCGATCTGTTCCGGACCAAGGATTATTCCGGCAATGTCATGTCGGGCTATGAGGACTACAAGGCTGCGCTGAGCCCGTTCGCCTCGGGTGAATATGTCGATCCGACCAAGAATGCACAGCTTCAAGGCTATCTTTCGACCATCCAGAACGATGTAGCAAATCGCACGAACGCGATGTTCGCGGGCGCTGGCCGCGATCTGTCAGGAGCCAACCAGAACGCCCTGGCGCGCGGTATCAGTGAGGGAACCGCGCCGGTCCTGTACAATGCCTACAACGACGAGCGGAACCGGCAGCTCAGCGCGATCGACAATATCTATAATGGCGGAAACACCGCGGCAACCACAGCGGCTGGCCTGAACAAGCTGGCCAATGATCAGCGCATGCTCGGATACCAGTCGCAGCAGGCCATGACGGCGGCTCAGTCGGCGCCTGCACTCATGCAGTTGCAGGTTGAGGCCATGCGTCGCGGAATCCCGATGCAGAACCTTGGCCAGATTGCGTCCATGCTGCTTCCGTTGGGCCAGATGGGTGGCTCGTCTTATGGATCGAGCACGACCGAGAGTGAACAAAGCCCGAGCCTCATGTCTTCCATCTTCGGCGGCCTGTCCGGCGGCCTCGGGTTGCTCGGCAACCTTGGCTTGTTCAGCGATGCGCGTCTGAAAGAGGATATCGAGCCGATCGGCAAACTGAACGATGGTCAGCCCATTTATCGGTACAAATATAAGGGTGACCCGACCGTCCGCATGGGCTTGCTGGCGCAATTGGTTGAACAGAACGCGCCGGATGCCGTTCACGAGATCGGCGGATACAAGGCAGTCGATTACGGCGCGGCGACTGACCGGGCTGCGGAAATGGGGGAGGCTGCTTAATGGCAATGCTCGACTCCATGTTCAATCCAGCCACCTTCGCGCCGCAGAGCCAGCAAATCCCCGGCTGGCTTCAGCAAATCCTTCAGAACGGCGGACAGGTGCAATTGCCTCCCGCGCAGCCGTTTCCCGACATGCCGGGTCCTGCCGCTTCCGCATCCACAGATATGTCCGCAGCCCAGCGCATGCCGATGAGCATTGCGCCTCCGGAGCCGCCGCCGGCACCACAGCAGCCGGCAGCACCTCAAGTCAATGCAGGCGCAACCCCCTCAGCCCAGCCCGGATTCCTTGAGCGCCTTGGCAACGGTATCAACAACAACGCCAACACGCTCATGCTGTTGGGTGCGGGCATGCTGTCAGGTACCGGCGGCTTCGGTCAGGGTCTACAGATGGCCGCGACCGGCGCGAAGATGGACGCTGACCGTCGCACGCAGGCTCAGACAACCAATCAGGCAGCCCTCGCACGCAACCTTACCTACAACGCGCTCGTGAAGCGCGGCCTCTCGCCTGATGAGGCCGCCGCTGCTTCTACCAACCCCTCATTGCTGACGGCAATGATTCCGCAGGTGTTCGGCGGCGCGAAGACTGACGACCTCAAGGAATATGAGTTCGCCAAGTCTCAGGGCTATAAGGGCTCATTCATGGATTACACGGCCGCCAAGCGAGCCGGTGCTGGTGAATATGGCCTGCAGCCGATTTATGGGACTGATGCGGAAGGCAAGCCGACTATCCTTCAGCTCGGCAAGGGCGGCACCGCGATCCAGAGCAAGTTGCCGGAAGGCGTCGCAGTTTCAACCGGCGTCGATAAGATCGATCTTGGCACGCAGTTTGGCCTTCTTGACAAGCGTTCCGGTCAGATCGTCGGCTATATGCCGAAGGATGTGGCCGGCAAGGAGCGACAGGAAGCGGTTGGCAAGAGTCAGGGAACTTCTATTCAGTCATTGCCGGCGGCGGAAACATCTGTTGGCAACGCTATAGAGACGATCAATCGTATTCGCCAGCATCCCGGCCTTGATATGGGCACCGGCGCGACCGGCGTTCTCATGCGTCGCGTTCCGGGGACTGAGGCTTACAACTTTGATGCGCTGAACCGGCAGGCACAGGGTCAATCCTTCATGGCCGCCCGCGAATCCCTGAAGGGCGCGGGGCAGGTGACGGACTTCGAGGGTGCGAAGGGTGAGCAGGCAATTGCCAATCTCGACGCGGCACAGTCCAAGGAACAGTATCTCACCGCATTGGCCAATCTAGAGCGGATGATGAAGGCCTCGCTGGACGATTTGCGCAAAAAGGCCGGTGTGGGTTCGTCTCAGTCGCAATCACAGCCTGCCCAGCCCGCCAATGTGATGCGCTACAACCCGGCAACGGGCCAGCTTGAGCCGGTGCAGTAAATGATCACTGTTCAGGGCCCGGACGGGGTGACCATCCAGTTCCCGGATGGTACGAGCAATGACGTTATCACCAATGTGATGCGCAAGCAGTATGGTGGCCCGTCCGCCCCCGAACTCGACAAGTATCAGCAGGCTGCCCGTGATGAGTATGACGCCTTGGCTGCCAAGGGGGCGGCTCCCGGCGGCTCGGCCATGCAGCAGCGTATCATGCAGGGCGCGACCTTTAACACCGCCGACGAGATCATGGCCGGCCTGCGGACGCCATTTGAAATGGTCCGGCACGGAACGTTCAATCCCGTAGAGGGCTACAACTACGCCAAGGCGCAGGAAGACCTCATGCTGGACAAGGCCCGTGAGCAGTCCGGCGCGCTCGGTACGGTGGCTGAACTGGCTGGTGGCGTGGCGTCCGGTACCGGGCTGGCCAATGCTGGTCTGACCCTCGCCAGGCCAATCATGGGCGCTCTGGGACGCGCTGCGGCCCTTGCCGGCGATAGTGCCGCCATGGGCGCGCTGTCAGGCGCCGCGAGCGGCAGCGGGGCTATGGACAGGCTGACGGAGGGCGCGAAGGGTGCTGCCATCGGTGGCGCTGTGGGTGGCGCAGTGGGCCTAGCGGCTCC